ATTTAAAAAAACTGATATAGAACAAGATAAAAGTGAAGATTCATTAAAACTGCAGGAACTTTGGCAAGACGTTTACGATGCTCAGGCAGCAGCCGTTGAAGACTATAGACGAGATTACAATATTATGAAATTAAAATATTGGGAGGCTTTTAATTTTATTAAATATGGTCCAAAACAACACTTTAAAGAGCATCATGATCATGGGTATTCTTATAATTGCACAGTTTCTTTAGTTGCATATGTTAATGATGACTACGATGGCGGAGAGTTATATTTTAGATTGCAAAATTTAAATATTAAACCAAAGGCTGGAGATCTTTATATATTCCCTTCTAATTTTATGTATCCACATCAAGCAATGCCCGTTCACTCTGGAACAAAATATTCTATTGTAACAATGTTAGACTACAGCAAAAAATATCATACACCAGACATGTATGATCCAAAATGGGATAATGAATAATGCTAAAAATTTTAGTAGAAAAGATGCAGGGTAGTGATTTTAATATTAGTCCAATGTCAATAAAAAGGGATTGGATGGACCTTACATCTGAAAATCATGCATATAGATGTTTTCCAGTAACACAGGCAAATGTAATTGGGTGGAATCTTACATGCACAGAAAATATTGAGTTTGAGTGGGATGGAATAAATGATCAGACAGATCAACATGTAAAAATATTTAGCCCCCAAGGTTCTTATGCTGGAAGGGGTCAATCTTCTATAAGTTTAAACACTGGTTTGGTTTTTAGAACAGACAGTAATACTAGCATCTGGACAATTAATCCAGTAAACTATTTTAGTGAAGACTTTGAAACAATGTCTAATTTAATTAGCACATCGTTTTATCCTAATCCACTACCACTAGCCATTAGAGCACGAAAGGCAAATCAAAGAGTAGTTATAAAATCAGGAATACCAATAGCAACCATTATTCCTATATCTCTAACAAATTTAAACAACACCACTATAGAACTTGTTGACTATAAAGATGAGGACAGGTCAAAACAAAAAGCAAACATGTCCTACGGTGAAGCAGCACAAGAAATTAATAAATCTGGACAATGGACAGACTGGTATAGAGATGCTGTTAACGAAAAAGGAGAAAGTGTGGGCTCTCATGAAGTAAAAACCTTAAAACTTTCAGTCAAAAATAACATGAATAGTGATACAATATAAACATGGAAGAATATAAGGTAGTACAAAGAAAACCATCAATGACGCCTTCTGGGTGGTTTGGAAATAGTAAAAACATGATTGTTGAGTTAGAAAACTTTATGACCCAAGAAGAAATAGATTTTTTAGAAAAGGCTGCCAAGTCTATAACCATATGGGATGTAACAGAAACACATGTTAATGAAAATGGCACAGTAGTTTATGATTCTGATTATTGGAAAGATAGAGTAGCAACTTCTCCAACTTTAGATAAAAATGATCCTACAATTGCACCAGTTATTGCAGGATTATTTCAAAGGTTAAAGCCAATAGTTGAAGATTTTTATAAAGTTAAAGTTATTCCTACTGGAACGACTATTGTTAGGTGGCTTCCAGGCCAATTACAAAATCCTCATGCCGACAAAGAACTACATGAAGGTCCAGATGCTGGATTACCAAATGATTTTCCTAATTATGATCTATCTAGTTTATTTTATTTAAACGAAGATTATGAAGGTGGAGAATTATATTTTCCAAATCAAGGAGTTAAATTTAAACCTAAAAAGGGTGCTGCTTATTTTTTCCCAGGAGATATGCAATACATTCATGGAGTAACAGAAATAAAAAATGGTATTAGATATACTTGTCCATTTTTTTGGGAAATAGTAGAACATACTGGAGATCGGAAGCCACAAAATGTCTAATCTAGATCTTAAGGCAATAGAAATATATCCTAATATTCTTGTTTATAAGAATCTTTTTAAAGATATTGCACAATCTTATAAAATTTTAACAGACTCCTTATTAGAAACAGAAGACAGACTTTTTAGCCCTTGGACCAAATGGTCTGTTTTTGGAGATTATTTAAATCCACCAATACCTAATTTTGATTTATCAGATAGGTATGGAAATATAAAAAATGTACAAACTAAAACGAAAACACAAGAAAATGAAAAAAATCTTATTATAGAAATGATGGAAAACTTTCATTTAGTTACAGAAGACTATATTAAAAGATACAGTATTGATGTAGATTTAAATGCAACGTCTGTTAATGAAGATGGAAATATTGTACCAACTTGGCGCTGTACAGGCGGCACAATTGGTAAATATAATGTTAGTACAGATGACTATAAAATTGGAATGAACTATCATTCAGACTATATAAGAGAATCAGGTTCTGCGCCAGGATATAAATTTGTAATAACGTGTACAATATATTTTAATGATGACTATGAAGGTGGAGAGGTTGATTTTGCAATGGGTGATAAATTTATAAAATATAAGCCAGAAGCAGGGGATTTATTAGTTTTTCCATCAGGTCACCCAGACTATCTTACAGAAAATGGAAAACCATACTTGCATGGAGTTATGCCATCGTATAACAAAAATAAATTTTTATCAAGACTCTATTGGGAAAAATATCAAAAAGGAACAGATCTTTGGTATGAAAAACAGGCAAGGTTTGGAAAAGATGTGTGGTATAAGATGCAAAACGATTTACGAAAACAGTTTATGATAGAACACCCTCAAAAGCCCGCATTAGAAAATAATGCAGAGTCAGGAGTAAAAAAATTATGAATTTAAAAAATAAAAAAAGAATAACAAAGGATATTTTAATTTATGAAAACTTTATTGATGCAGACACGGCCGCTAAACTTGTAAAGGTTTTAGATAAACATGCAGAACTTGGATTGATTACATGGATGCCCATATCTTTTTATGAGTCTTACTCGTCAGTATTACCACAAGACAATGACGAGCATGTAGAGAATGAAGGATTGCCAAACGACATATTTTCACAAATAAAACAAGGCATTATTAATGCTGTTGCAAGTGTTCACGATCTTGATCCAAAAATAATTTCTCAAATTGGGTACCACACACAAAAGTGGGAACCAGGCGCATATGCAAGAAAACATTCTGACAACACAGACGAGCACGGTCATTCTGGTGCTTTTACAAGAAGTAGATATGCAGCCTTTTTATATTTGAACGATAACTTTGAAGGGGGCATGTTACAGTTTCCAGATCAAGACATAAGCCTTCAACCTAAAGTTGGAATGCTTGCTGCATTTGACGGGGGATTTAACAATATGCACGAAGTAACTCTTATTACTAATGGAGTCAGATATACCATTGGTTCATTTTGGGATGATAGAGAAGAGTCTGATTATCCTCAAGAACTAAGAGATGCTTGGGCTACAGAAATGAAAGAAACTAGAGCAAAACAAGAAATTGAAAGAGCCGAATGGCAAGAGTTACTTAAACAAGGCTGGAAATTAGACATAAACGGAAATAAGTATAAGCCAGAAGAGGTTTTAAATGATTGAAAATTTTAAAAAAGAATTAATAAAAAATAATTATAAATTTGAAGAAATAACAGATGAAATATTATTAATTAAAGATTGTTTATTAAAAGAAGAGATGAATTTTTTATGGAATAAAATTAATGAAGCATCTCAAGCAGATTGGGAAATAGAATATTTGTCAAACCTGCCAAGATTTTGTATGGAAAAATTTGGTAGAGACGACGTTGAAAATCTTGTTGCTGAAGGAAAGTTTGAAATTACTCACAACTGGGCTGATAAAAATTTAAATATTGCACAATATGAAGAATATAGAAAATTTCACAAAAGACTTAATGATTTAGTTGAAAATTCAGATTCAAACTTACATTTAAGCGGTTTTGCTACTATTCAAAGAATGCAACCTGGAGTTGAATTAAAATCTCACACCGACCAACACACCGACCCTTCAATTAAGTATGCAACAATATTATATATTAATGATAATTATAATGAAGGAGAACTTTTTTTTAAAAATTTAAATTTAAAACTAAGACCAAAACCAGGAGAAATGTTATTTTTTCCAGGAGATGAAAAACATGAGCATGGAGTAGAACATGTTGCCGATGGACCAATAAGGTATGTTCTTGTCGGCTTTATCAAAGAAAGCGATCATTATGTTAAAAATAAATACTAGGGGAAAACACAATGAATAAAGAAATGCTAGATTCAAAAGTTTACTACTATACCGATGCAATAGAAAATTTTGATAAATTTCAAAACACATTAAAAGAATTAGATTCCCTTAATTCAGATATTGAATACAAAGTAAATGTTTGGGATATTTGGACAGCCTCTAATGATAAAAATTTTATTTATGGTGAAACAAAAACATTTGATATTAATGCAATAAATAGAGTAGGTGGCGAAGTTGGAGAAAAAAGTAAATATATTTATGATTCAGTAATGACTACCTTTTATAATGTTTGCAAAGACTATGCAACTTCTCTTGGAGATTTTGATGAGCCAAAACTTTTTCCAACATTTAACATAAAAAAATATAATACTGGAATAGGGATGGGCGCACATTTTGATCAATTAGATGGAGACAAAACTTTAAAATATTCTCTTGTTATGTATTTAAATGATGATTGCGAAGGCGGAGAAATATCCTTTCAATTAAAAGATTATGATGGTGGTTGGACAAGTGCTGATGGATTCTCTAAAGGAACAGCACCATTTGTAGACTTAGATTATGACATATCTGTTGCAAATAAAGTAATTGATTTTGGAGTAAAACCAAAAGCAAATAGTGTTGTTATTTTCCCAGCATTTCCTCCATATTTTCATACAGCACATACTGTAAAGTCTGGCGTAAAATATATGGTTCCAGGACACTGGATTTACAATAATACAGGGATATAATTAATACATAAGAGATGGAGAATGTAAATGAATAAAGAAGTTTTAGAGGAAAAAGTTTATTATTATACTAATGTGTTTGATGATTTACAAAAACTCATGAATGCTGTAGAAGAAAGTTCGCCAAATTGGGAAGAATGGACAGCCTGTAGCGGAGAACACTATATTTATGGAACGGGAAAAACCATAGTATCATCTACTGGAAATATTGATGGAGAAATAAATGATTATATTTTTAATACAATAAATGATGCATTTCAAAAAGTAGCCAAAGACTATGCAATGTCAATGGGGGATAATTCTGATCCTAAACTTTTTCCAGCATTTCCAATTAAAAAATATATGGCTGGAACATTTATGGGGGCACACTTTGATCAACAAGAAGGCGATGAAAGACTTAAATATTCTTTAGTTATGTATCTTAACGATAACTATGAAGGCGGAGAAATTTCATTTACAATAAAAGATCCAAATGGTCCCATTAAAAGCGGAACACCTGCAGCAGACTTTACAAATGCCGATTCTGAAACCTATAGTTTTGCTATAAAGCCAAAAGCAGGAAGCATAATTATTTTTCCACCATCACCACCATATCACCATACTGCTCATTTAGTAAAAAGTGGCTTTAAGTATATGGTTCCACAACACTGGATTCATAACAATATTGAACTTAATCGTAATCAAAGCATGTAAATAAGAATAGAAAATTTAATAAAATATAATGTTTAAAATTAATAAAATTTCTAACAATGTTTATGAAATTGAAAATTTTTTAACCAATGAAGAGTTAAACGAAGTTTATAAAATAATTAAAAATACTCCAGAAAAAGACTGGTTCGATGAGTCACTTAACAATGAAAATAAAACTTCAGATTTTTGGCTTGGTAAAAATTTATATTTTAAAACAAACAATATTTTTAATTTAATAAACGATAAAATGAAAAATCTTCTTGAATCCTATTCATATTATCCAGATAAGTTACATTTAAAAAGATATATGAAAGGTGATTTTATAAAGCCTCATACTGATCAATGGATTCCAGATCTTCCCTATTATATTGGTTATGGGTTTTGTCTATACTATAACAATAACTATAGTGGCGGGGAATTAGACTATCCAGATTTAAAAATTACAGTTAAACCAAAAGCAAATGCATTATATATTCATGGCGGAGAAGTTTTGCATGGATCTCTTCCAGTTTTAGATGACAATATCAGATATTTTTCAACCGTTTTTATTCATGGTACAAAAGAATTTCCTACTATATTAAAGAAAGAGTTATTTGTATGATACATAATATAACAGAACAAGAACAATTTGTTATTAATATTTTAAATAAAAAGAAAAATGGATATTATGTTGAATTAGGAGCAGCACACTATAGTAATGGCAACAATACGTACTTATTGGAAAAAGATTATGATTGGTCTGGAGTATCTTTTGAAATAGTTGATTCTATGCGAGAAGAGTTTAATTTTAATAGAAAAAATCCTTGTATGGGGAATGCGCTATCTTTTAACTATATAAATTATTTTGAAAAAAATAATTTTCCAAAACAAATAGATTACCTTCAATTAGACATAGATGCTGGATATGATATATATGGAAGACCAGTAGGAAATAGTCATTGGACGCTACATGGACTTTTAGCAATACCCTTGAATATTTATAGGTTTACTTTAATTACATTTGAGCATGACGCTAATATGTATTGGAAAAATATTTCTATACGTGATGCTCAAAGAGAAATTTTAGATTCATTTGGGTATTCTTTGGTGCACAGATCTTATCATGAGGATTGGTGGGTTGATCCAAATATTATTGATTTAGAACAATATAGAAAATACTTTAAGTGGGATTGTTTATAATATGAAAACAGCAATTGTTACTGGAGCAAGCAAAGGTGTAGGCTATGCAACTGTAAAACTTTTATCTGAAAATGGATATAAAGTGATTGCCGCTTCAAGGGATTTGTCTAAAGTATCTAACCTAGTTTCTGATAATGTTGAAGTTTATTCTTTAGATATAACCAATTCTAGTGAAATTAAAAAATTTTACGAAAAATATAAAGATATAACTCTTGATCTGCTTGTCAACAATGCAGGCGGAGGCGCTGGGCCTACCCACATTATTAACGAAACAATGGATAATTTTAGGAAAGCATATGATATAAATGTATCTGGGCCAATGTATCTTTCACAACTTTTTGTACCATGTATGAAAAAATCTCAATCTCCAACTATAGTTTTTGTTACTTCCTTCGGAGGAAAAATTCCTTATCGTGGTGGGGGTAACTATACTAATGCTAAACGTGGAGAAAGAGGCCTTATCGACACTATGAGACTAGAATTTCCAGAGTATGGCATTAAAATAACTGAAATTTGTCCCGCTACTATTGATACTCAAGAACAAAAAAGAGACCATGCGCTATCTGCAGAGGATTTGGCCAATGCAATTTATTGGGTTGGGTCTTTGCCTAAACATTTGAATATAAATCAAATAGAGATGTGCCATATAAATAGTAGTAAGTTTTAATAATATATACAACTTTTACTTTATATAAGCACCTAACTGTAAAGTAAACATTTACTTTGTTATTTACGTGTAAAATTTTGTTTTAGTATTGTGATATACTAGGGTTACTTTACGATTAGTAAAGCACTAATAATATTTTTTAATAGAAAGTTGGAAAAATCAATGTCGGATATCTTTTCTTTTCGTTTGTCAGATGAGTTTGTAAACAAATACTCTACAGTGCCAGCGCCTTTTGGCTTTACAGACGCAGGGTCTAACTCATTAGGAGAGATTACGTTTATACGAACATACTCCCGAATGAAAGAAGACGGAACAAAAGAAAGATGGCATGAGGTTTGTAAGCGGGTAATTGAAGGAATGTATTCGGTACAAAAAAATCATGCTAAGGATAATCGTTTACCTTGGAATGACAATAAAGCACAAAAGTCTGCCCAAGAAGCATTTCAAAGAATGTTTGAATTAAAATGGACACCTCCAGGTCGTGGCTTGTGGGCATTTGGAACTCCCATGACTATGGAGAAACGTAATTCTGCTTCCCTTCAAAATTGTGCAATGGTCTCTACTCGTGATATTGATCGTAATGATCCAGGTGCCCTTTTTGCTTGGGTAATGGATGCTTTAATGTTAGGTATAGGTGTAGGGTTTGATACCATTGGTCAAGACAAAGAAATAGCCATTTATGCTCCAACAGAACCAGAAAATGTATGGGAAATTCCAGATACTCGTGAAGGCTGGGTAGACTCTGTAAGAATGCTATTAAACTCATATTTGCGATCTAATCAGGCTATTCAAAAGTTTAATTATGATCTTATCCGTCCTCTAGGTGCCCCAATAAAGGGCTTTGGAGGGGTTGCTAGCGGTCCAGCACCACTTATTGCACTACATAATAAGATCAATACAGTTATTGGCGGTAGATCAGGAGAAAAACTTGACTCTCGTGCAATTGTAGATATTGTTAATCTTATTGGTACATGTGTTGTTTCTGGAAATGTTCGTCGTTCCGCTACCCTTGCTTTAGGCAATGCTGAAGATAAAGATTTTATTAATTTAAAAAATGCAGAGGTTTTTCCAGATAGAAACTCCTTTGATTCAGAGAATCCAGGATGGGCTTGGATGTCTAATAATTCTATCTCTGCAGAAGTTGGAACAAAATATGAAGACTATGTTGATTTAATTGCAGATAATGGCGAGCCAGGATTTATTTGGCTAGATGTTGCTAGAGATTATGGAAGATTGGCAGACGCTCCAGACTATAAAGATTCTCGTGTTATGGGATTCAACCCTTGCGCTGAACAGCCATTAGAAAGTTATGAATTATGCACACTTGTAGAAGTTCATTTAAATCGTCATGAAGACAAAGAAGACTTTTTACGTACATTAAAGTTTGCCTACTTATATGGTAAAACTGTTACGCTTATGCCAACACATTGGCAAACCACAAATGGAATTATGCAACGTAATCGTCGTATTGGAACATCTCTTACTGGTATTGCATCATTTGCAGATACAAAAGGTATGCCAGTAATTCGTGAGTGGATGGACGAAGGGTATAAAAAGATTCGTGCATACGATCACTCATACTCAGAATGGCTATGTGTACGTGAATCAATTCGTGTAACTACCGTCAAACCTTCAGGATCTGTTTCGCTATTATCTGGTGCAACACCAGGAGTTCATTGGGGTCCAGGAGGAGAATTCTATCTTCGTGCTATAAGGTTTGGCAATACAGATCCAATGGTACATTTATTTAAAGCGGCAGGGTATAAAATTGAAGATGACGTAGTATCAGCAAACACTTCAGTGGTATATTTCCCAGTGGCATCTGGACATCCAAGATCTGAGAAAGATGTAAGTCTTTTTGAAAAGATTGGTTTGGCAGCAACTGCTCAAAAGTATTGGTCTGATAATGGAGTATCCGTAACTTTATCATTTGATAAAGAATCTGAAACTAAGCACATTGCTCCAGCATTACACATGTATGAGGGTCAATTAAAAGCAGTTTCATTTTTACCTATGGGCAATAAAACTTATCCGCAGCAACCATATACAAATATTACAAGAGAAGAATATAACTCTTATGTTGGTAAAATTGGTAAAATTGATTGGTCTGCTATTTATGATGGCAAGGATAATCTTGACGCAGAGTCTGAAAAGTATTGCTCAACAGACGCTTGCGAAATCAAACTATATTAGTTTTCATCCTGCTATAATAAGGGGATAGGAGAAATATGTCTACCCCATCAAACTTGTATGCAGAAAAAATATATTCTGAGCATCCGCTAGTTTTGTGGGCATTAGACGACACCCTTGACTATAAAAGTTTAATTACTGAAGCACGACGTAATCTTGCAAATTTGTGGACACCAACAAGCGCTGCTCTTGCAACATCCTTTGAAGATCTAACAGAGCCATTTCCAGATAGTCATTTAAACAGGGTTAGAGTTAACGTACCCGTATCAGAAACACTTGAAGCATCAATTATTAGCCCTAACATACTTAATCTTAACACTCTTGCAGATCTTGGAACATTTAATATTGGATCATATTTTTACTCAAATAGCGTTTATTTGCAGAGTGTTTCTATAGGTTATGAATATACAGATCCAGCCACATCAACCATAGTTCAAAATCTAAAAACCTTTACTAGTACACTTTATCAAAAGTGGGGTTTTATTTCTGAGACTTTTGAAATTCCAAATGTTTCTGCACAATTAAGAATTGTTGTTAAAATTAAAATTTTTGAAGGTTCAGGAACATCAGCAGAAAATGAGTTTTACATAAATGGTATTACTTTCGGGCAATGGAATGAAGAATTTAACACATACTCTCTAAATGGAATAACAGAAACCACAGTCCCATCAAGCATAAGTGTTTATGGCGGATATGATGCAGTAGAGGCACAAGCATATGGAGTTGCAGAAGACTCTGGATATTACATTACCGAAGGCGGATTAAAATGTAAAAATGCAGGAATACCTTTAGTTTATGGCGCAAGTGGAGTAACAAGATTAGAACCAAACACTGACGCATCTTTAATACTTCCAGGCAAAGGATTTTTAAATAAAAAAGGACAGTATAACGATTACACAATTGAGTTCTGGGCAAGAATAGCAGTAAACACATCTACACCATTTAAAATATTTGGACCAATAGCATCCGAAGATGGCCTGTACGTTGAGGATGGATTTTTAACATTGGTTATTGGCGATCAATTTTCATCACACTTCGTTGGTGAGTGGTTTAGACCAATGCTTATACATATTCGTTTAATTAAAGATTCTGCATCTCTATTAGTTAATGGTGAAGAAGTTTTATCATTATCTTTAGATACCGCTAATTTAAATCTTCCAGGAGAACTTGACAATAGCGGAGATAGTCAAGACTGGGTGGGATTCTATGCAAGCAATACTGTATATCCTTTTGAAATTGACTGTGTTGCTATATATTCTTATCAAGTTCCAGTTACAGTTGCAAAACGCAGGTGGGTTTATGGACAAGGAGTTGTTTCCGCAGAAGGAATAAACTCATCATATGGAGGAACAACCGCTTTTATAGATTATCCATTTGCAAATTACACCGCTAACTATAACTATCCAGATTTTGCTGGTTGGGATCAAGGAAGTTTTGATAACCTAGCAACTAGCCAAACAAATTTAAGAACACCTGAGTATGCCTTACCAGAAATATTTTTGGGTAGTAAAACATTACAAGAATTATATGATGACAACAAGGAAGCACAAGATAATGAGTCTGGCCCTGTTATTAGCGATAAGTTTTTGTCTTTCAAGCCTAACAATACCTGGAACTCTATTGAATCGTATATTAATTTTTCAAGATTTAACTTGTTATCAAGTGAAGTTGAAAGTTGCTATGGAGTATTTAGTTCTCACAACCTAGCATCAGATGAGATATTATTTAAAATCTACAATCCCCTAAACAATAATTATTTTACAATTCTTAAAGATGGCAATTTAATTAAATATTCATTAACCTATAATGGAACTACGCAACTGTTATTTACTTCTAGTGCAATAACCACTAATAGTCTTTTTGCAGTTGGATTTAACATAAAAATATTGTCAGAAAAATTTGGTAGTAACGTAAGTTCCTTCTTTGGAAATCAAAGTTCATTAAAAATGTACGTATGTGGAGACGACTCT